CAAGCACAATCAAATCAAGATATTACTTCTGTTTCAAGATTTTTGGAATTAGTTAATACTTACTTTGGGCCTGATACTACAAACATATTAATTAACTCAGAAGAGACAGCCATTCATCTTGCTAAAAAGTTTGGTGTGCCTGACACCTTGATTCGTGATGCAGAAGAGCGTAAAGAGATAGTTGCAATGATGCAGCAAATGCAGCAAATGCAACAACAGGAACAACAAGCAGGGCCACCTATTGCCGCAGAATAGTCATATTGGTTTAGACGGAATAGCAAGAAAAAGAGTAGAAGAAGATAGAATTAGCCTTAACTTTGGCTCTTTGTTTTCTGAACCTACTGGTCAAGAAATCCTTAAATACTTGCGTAGTGTTACTATAGAAATGGTAAGTGGTCCTAATATTAGCACTGATGAACTGCGTCATTTAGAAGGTCAGCGTTATCTTGTTGGCCTAATAGAACGTCATATTCAAAGATCACATAAGGTAAAAAACAATGAATGAAGAAGTCCAACAGACAGAAACTACAAATGAACTGCCGCCACAAGATCAAAGAGACTTTGTTGTAGCAGAAGATTTAGAAACAAAAACAGAAGAACGTCCTGAGTGGCTACCTGAAAAATATAATACTGGCGAAGACTTAGCTAAAGCTTATAAACAATTAGAGTCAAAACTTGGTTCTAAAGATGATGAGATTCGCTCAGAAGTTTTAAAACAAATTGAAGAAGAATCATTTAAAGATCGACCAGATAATGCAGGAGATTATCAACTTCCAGATTTTATTGATGATGATACTGTATTTAATGATGAAGTTCTTAAATGGTGGGCAGATCATTCTTTTACATATGGCTTTAGTCAAGAAGAGTTTTCTGAAGGTTTAGAAAAAATAATTAATTCTGCTATGGATTCTTCTATTAATCCTGAACAAGAAATGGAAAAGCTTGGTGATAATGCTAATGCAAGAGTTGAGGCAGCGGCATTATTTTCACAAAAGTTTTTTGGAGAAGAACATATGCCTTCAATAGAAAGGCTTGCTGAAACTTCTGAAGGTGTTCAAGTAATTGAATTCATTATGGAAAAATTGCAATCTTCTCCACTTGGCTCTGAGGCTACTCCGTCTGCTCAAATAACGATAGAAAGTTTAAGGGAAATGATGAAAGATGAGAGATATTGGAATCCTGCAAAACGAAATAGTGATTTTGTAAAACAAGTTGATGAAGGTTTTCAGAAACTTCCTGCTAGATAAAATTAATTTGTGCGTTGCAATTTAGATAAAATTATTGTTTAGAATGGGTCATTACGACCCAAATCGCATTGATCGGCCCTAATTGGATACCCGAATTGATATGTAAGAGTGGATACTCGTAGCAATCAGAAACTCAATTAAGGACTGTAAAAATGGCAAATACAATAGACCAAGCCTTTATCAAACAGTTTGAAACTGAAGTTCACATGGCGTATCAGCGTATGGGTTCTAAGCTACGGAACACTATTCGCTCTACAAATGTGTCAGGATCAACTGCTAGATTTCAAAAAATAGGAGCAGGGGCTGCTTCTACTAAAACTAGAAATGGTGATGTGACCACAATGGAATTGGCGCACACTAATGTCGAAGTAACAATGACAGATCATTATGCTGCTGAACTAATCGACAAGCTTGACGAGTTGAAAATAAATATTAACGAGCGTCAGGCTGTTGCACAATCTGCGGCCGGAGCATTAGGTCGCAAGACTGATGAGCTTATTATTGCTGCTATGGACACAGGCGCAAACTCTACTCAGATTGCTGATACAAGTGGTGCATTAGCAAAAGCTGATCTACTTACATTGTTTCAAACATTTGGCGCTGCCGACATTCCAGAAGATGGACAACGCTATATTGCAATGTCTCCTGCTGGGTTTGCTGACTTGTTTAACATAAATGAGTTTGCATCATCTGACTTTGTTGGACCACAAAACTTACCATTTGCAGGTGGCATGACAATGAAAGAGTTCTTGGGCTTCAAGATCTTTTCAACGTCTGCTGTTGCAGGAGGTAAGAACTTTGCTTACCATACAACTTCTATGGGTATTGGTATTAACTCGGATGTATCAACAGAAGTTAATTATGTGCCTATGAAGGTAGCACATCTAGCCACATCAATGATGTCAATGGGTGCTATTGCTATAGACGATAATGGTATCTACGAAGTTCTAGACAACAACTAATTCAGGTGGGGGTGAAAACCCCCATTTGTTCACATAGTTCATAGGGTTCACAATGGCACTAAGCACTCCTGCAAACAGCGCAATCGACATTTGTAGCCGAGCATTAATATTGATTGGTGCAGAACCAATTACATCTTTTGACGATGATACAACAGAAGCCCTTATTGCAGGGAATATGTATGAAGATATTGCTCGAACTAATTTAACATCTACACGATGGAGGTTTGCATCTAATCAAGCTGTATTAAATAGGTTGAGTGATGCGCCTACTGGAAGATTTAATTCTGCATATCAATTACCAGAAAATCTTTTTGTTCATGCAGTTACAGTAAATGATTTTGCAATTGAGTATAATATTTATGGAAGCAAGATTTTTTGTGATGCTTCTGTTAATGATATACTTATTGCAGACTTTACATATAGGGCTGATGAAGTAGATTGGCCTTCTTATTTTTCTGTTTGTGTAGAATATGCAATGGCTCAAGTTTTTGCTACTGCTTTGGCTAGAGATCAAAGCCTAGCTAATATGATGCAAGCACAATACTTAATGTTGTTGGCTAAAGCTAGATCGACTGACTCTCAGCAACAAACTACAAGAAAAGTTACAACATCGAGGTTCATTACAAATAGGCGTAGTTAATGCAAAAAGCACGAATACCAATTACAAACTTTCAATATGGTGAGATAAGTCCGTCTTTGGTTTCAAGAACGGATTCTCCTATTTATAACTCGTCTGCACAATCAGTAAAAAACTTCTTTATAAGAACAGAAGGTGGTGTTGCAAAACGTGGTGGGTTTCAAGCGCTGCATGATTTTACATCTATTGTAGAAAACACTTCTATTAGACAGCAAGTAAGATTAATACCATTTATTTTTTCAGATGATGAAGAGTACCTTATTGCATTTAGTAATCAGAAATGTGAAATCTTTTTTATAAATCCAGTAACAGGTGCGCTATCTTTAGCAACAACTCTTACACAAGATATAGATGGTAACGCCCTTCAATGGGATCATAACTATCTGCATGAAATGACATATGCCCAAGGTGGTGACATTCTTTTTTTGTGTCATAATACGTTTATGTGCCAACAAATAATTAGAACTGGATTAAATAGTTTTCAGGTAGAGCAATTTAATTTTCAATTGCAAGCAGGAGGGGCAAAGATTTTTCAGCCCTATTATCATTTTCATCCTACTGGTGTTACTCTTGATCCTTCTGCCACAACAGGAAACTCTATTACAATAACAACAAGTGCTGCTTATTTTGATACAACTGGTAAACATGATGGTATTACATTACTTTATCATGGCTCTGAAATTTATATAACTTCTGTTCAGTCTAGCACTCAAGCAACAGGAAGAGTTATAGATGAATTATTTGTCGAGCTTGATCCAAGCGCAATAAGAACAACAGATGGGTCAAGTAATCTTGAGATAACGCATATTAATCATGGCATGACTCAAGGTGATACTATTGAAATACGGAGGGCAACATCTGTTGGTGGTATAAATCAAGGACAAATAAACGGCTCAAGAACAATTGGAAATGTAATTGATGAAAATAGATATCTTGTTGCGGCAGGAGCATCAGCTAATACATCAGAAGATGGTGGCGGTTTCTTACAAATTGTAACTCATTCTCCAACTACTGAGTGGATGGAGCAATCATATTCTCAGTTAAGAGGATATCCTGCGGCAGTAGGTTTTCATGAAAACAGATTGTGGTTTGGTGGCACTCTTGCCCAACCCGATACTGTTTGGGCTAGTAAGTCTGGTTTATATTATAACTTTGATATTGGTGAAGCTAGAGACGATGATGGGCTTGAGCTTGTTATGAGTATTGGAGAAGTAGCTACTATACGCCATTTTGTTTCTAATAGAGATATACATATCTTTACGGCAGGATCAGAGTTTTTTATTCCTACATTTCAAAACCAACCAATTACCCCAACCAATGCAAGAGTAAAAAGACAAACTGCATTTGGTTCTAGTTTTGTAAGGCCACAACCATTTTATGGTGCAACAATCTTTGGTCAGATTGGTGGTAAGATGATACGTCAGTTTGTGTTTGATGATAGTCAACAAGCCTATAAAGCTGATCCTATATCACTTCTTTCTTCGCATTTAATTAGTGATCCTGTTCAAATGTGTGTAATTAGTGGCGCGGTAAACACAGCCGAGTCATTTGTTTTTGCTCAGAACTTTACTGGTGAGATAGCTGTTTATAATCTAAACAGAGTTGAAGGTGTTGCAGGATGGACAAGATTTGAAACAAACGGCTCTTTTCATTCTGTTACTGCTATTGGTAACAGGGTTTTTGCTATCATTAAAACCAATCTTGGATCAGGTACAAATAGTTTTGTATTATCTGAGTTAAATCAAAATGTAAGTTTAGATCTAGGGAATCTGTATACTGGAACCGCAGGAGTCTTTACAGTATCTAATTATTTTGAAGAT